GTTGCCGCCACGCCACGTTGGGCCGCTGTAGTCCGGGTTCCGGTCAGCGCCAGCGCCGGGCTCGGTGCCCGGCAGGTAGTAGCTTGTCGTGTCGCGGCCAGCCGTCATGTCGCGGGCGTCTTCCGGCGCGCCGCCGTCGTACGTGCCCTGCGTCGGGCCTGCGGGCGGTGTGGGAGTTGCGGGGGGCACGAAGAAGCTCGGCGGCGGCGCATGGTACGGGATACCGGTCGGCGCGGTGCCAGCGACCACGGGAGCCGGGCGAGCGCCCGCGATCACAGGCGCAGGGGCGCCGGATACTGTAGGGGCTGACTGATGCGCGTCGGGCCGGAAGACGCCCGGGTCGAATACCGAGCCTGACGTCGGGCCGAAGAGGTTGCTGACGTTGCTCAACGTGTTGCCGAACATCGTCGCTCCGCCCGGGGCGCGGGCGATGCGGAGGGCGGCTTTGATGTTTTTGCTCATCCTACCAATCCAGGTTTCGGGCCTACGGGGCCACCGGGGGCGTTGACTGCATCCTTCGCGCGGCGGCGCGCATCCTGCTCATCCTGCTTGCCGAGAACGTGGTTCATGGCGGGCATGATGAGCGGCTTCACGAGGTTCGCGCTCTCGGGGTGAACGGCCAAGTTCTGCGCGATGTCGACAAGCTGAATGCGCTCCTTGGCGATGACATCGTCGGTCTTGATATGCTGATCGGTTTCAGAGAGATCGCGGTCAGACAGGAGCTTCGCAGCCGAGATCTTGGCAGTGTTCTTGTCGCGCTCCTGTTCGTTTTCCATAGCGTGCGCGCGCAGGGCGATGTTGCCCTGCGCAACGCGGGCGCCGAGAGACGTCTCGGCCTCGAACTTCTTCACGCCAAGCTCGGTGTCGGCCTGCGCCTTGCTCGCGCGCGTCTGCGCGTCCATTTGGCCGGTGTCGGCGACCTGCTTCTTGATCTGCAGTTCGGCGATCTTCGCCTGAGCTTCCGGCGTCGGCTGCGCTGCGGCGGTCGGCGGGACCATGAATTGCTGCGGGTTGCTCCACCCGACCGCTCGAAGGGCCGCAGTATCGACGGCGATAGGGTCGTACAGGGTCGGCTGCGCAGCTTGAAGCTGTTTCAACGCTACGACCTTCATGGCGCGCTGCGTCTGGCTCGACGTATTCGGGTCGGCCTGTGGGACAAGCTCGTAGTTGTCCAGGGCCTTAGTGAAGGTGTCCTGGTCCCATTGGCGCGCGGGCGTCTTGTTGCGCTGCCAGAAGCTCTCCGGGTGGTCCCGGAACTCGCGAGCGATCAACTGGAACTCTTCCGCCTGCGACGTGTGCAGGCGCTTGTGGACGGAGTTCTGAATCTTCGCCGCCTGATCGATCAGCGCGATGGTAGTGCCGACCGGAGCATCGGCGCGGCCCTCGCCGACCTGCAATTCGGCGGTACCGCCGACACGCTGCCCGGTTTCGACCATGTTTTGGACTAGGGTCATCAGGGCGGTAGACGGCTCCTTGTACGGGAGCGGCATGACGGCGTTCCCGATGGGCTGGCCACCGGTATCAACCACGGCACCGCCGCCGGGCGGCACGCGGAAGACGTTCGTGTTCTGGCGCGCGCCGGACTTCGCCATGAGGAAGCCCGGGAACGATGCGAACATGCCCGCGTCGAGCAGTTCGCGCCATGCGGCGGTGACGGCGGCAGTGGTGTTGCCCAGGACGTGCAAAAGGCCGATGTCGTAGAAGCCGAAGCCGGGGATGAACTGATATTTGACGAATACGCGGCGCGCCTCGGGCAGCGCCTTCGTGTTTTCGTCGTAATTGCGCGCCACCGACAGCACTTTCGTGGACGAAACGTCGATAGTGACGCGGTACGGGATTTCCAACCCGGTCACCTTGCGCTTGTGCTTGTGCTCGAACCCTTTCAGGTTCAATTCGCAGTAGATTTCATAGATTTCGCGGTCCCGGTCATCCGGGTTTGCCGCATCCGGCGAGATGCCTTGCTGCGCGGCCTTGGCGCGCTGCTCGCTGTCGAGTTCCTGCGGCAGCGGGGTCGACAATTCGACGTCGCGGTACACGCCGAGAATCTGCATGCGCTTCACGGTCGACGGGCGCATCATCGAGCGGTGCGTGATGCGCTTCGCGTTGCTCAAATCGGTCGTGGCGTTGTTGACAATGAGGTCCGTGGCGTCAACAGATTCGGATACGGGCCGGTTCCGCAGCGGGCAGAAGTAGACCTTCTTGAATGCGGTGCCGCCGAAACCCAACATGAGCAACATGCGGTCGGTGTCGGGGTAGTATTCCGACGCCGTGACCGTCAGGTAGTGGTTCATGTCGTTTTCGAGCGCGTTGGCAAGCTCGTCTTCGCCGAGATCGGCGTTGTTGTCGTCGTTCCTGATCTTGACCGGGCCGTCGGTGGGCAAAAGCTCGCTGCGCGCGTTCGCCTGGAAGCGCAAAACGGCCTCGAGCAGCAACGGATGCCGCACGCGGCTCATGCCTTCGACCGGCGCGCCGTCCGCGGCGCCGCCAAGGGTCGGGCTTTCGACGCGCAGGCCGAGCAACTTGATGCCGTTGGCGCGGTCTTCGACCCAATCCTTGCGGCTCTCGATGTCGTCGCGCACGCCGCGCAGCAGTTCGTTGGAAATACGGTTCAGCTCGTCGGCGTCCAGGTCTTCGACGAGGTTGTCGAACCACGCGGGGGGCTTCCTGGGCTCGGCGTTCTCGAGCGGCTCGCCGGTAGTGGAGATCGTGAGCGACCCGTCAGCGTGCTCGACGCGCATAAGGTTGCCCTTGTCGTCGTACTCGTGATGGTCGCCGCTGTCATCCGTGCCATCATCGCCGGTTTCGACGGTGACGCCCTCCGGAAGCTCTTCCGGATCGGGCTCTTTCAGGCGGATGTTAGGCGATAGGCCCGGTGTTAGCGCCATCAGCGGTCAGTCCCCATGGTTTTTCGGCCATTTCCTTGTCGAAACGATCCATGCCTTCATTCGCGGCCACATTATCACTTTCGGCGGTGATTGTGTAGACGCGGGACTGAGTATTCGGCGGCTCTGCCGTCACGGTCACGCGGAACACGCACTTTTTGCTCCCCGCGGGGGCCCAAACGACGTCTACAATGGCTTGGCAATAGATCAAGTTATACCTCGTACAGTGGCTTGACGGCGCCAGTGTGGCGCATGCTGTCGTGCGTCTCGGCGATCCACTCCGGCGCGCGGACCAGGAGCCCGACCTTGCGTAAGTGGCGCAGGGATTGCGATACCGTGTCTACCAAGTCGTCGTGTTTTCCCTTCGGGAACACGCCGCATTGGGTGATAACTTCGTCGGCCCATATCTTATCGGGCGCGTAGACCATGCCCTCGGCGAACAGGTGCTGCACGCTGTACAGGCGAGCCAGCTTGTCCTGCCCCTTGGGGTCGACAAGCTCTACAGAGAAATCCTCATGCCCGTAAAGGCGCCTGATTTCCTGCGACACACTGATGCCGGACGCCTTGTTTTCGATCAGGAGCTTGTCGACCTTCATCAGCTTGCACGACTCGGCGACTTCCTTGATCAGTTCGTGTAGCTGCAGGCGCTTCTGCCACGCGTGCATGAGCATGACGCGCGGCTGATCGCCGCCGCGCTCGGCGCGGATGATAGAATCGAAATTGGCGGCTTCCTCGGTCGACTCCATGAGGCGCCCGCCGGACGCGACGTAGCGGTTCGCGCCGCCAGCGTCAGCGCCGCTGAACACGCCCCAAACCGTCAGGGCGGAATAGTCGTTCTCGGTTTTCTCGGTGTAGGCAGTGTCGATGCTCGCCAGGACGTAATCCATCGGCGGATACGCGGCGCCACTGTAAAGCTGCCACCACTCACGCTTGATGACGCCGCCGCCCTTTGGCTCCGGGCGCTGTTGAAGCTGCCCTGCAGCCTTCCAGGGGCCCAGGCGCCGCGTCAGGTCAGCGACCTGCGGTTTGTCGAAGCGTTCCGGCCACAGAAGCTCGCCCGGCTCCGTGCGAGGGTCTTTCCAGCCGATGCTCGTGACGACGCTGCGCTCGGGTTCGTACTCCATCGGCAGCATCAGATGCGTCCAGCCGTGGTCCGTGGCCAGAATGTGGCCGGTCAGGTCGTCTTCGCCGAGGCGCTGCTGGATGACGATGAAGGCGCCGGTCTTCGGATCGTTTAAACGAGTGGACATGGTTCCGTCCCACCACTCCTTGGTCGACTCGATGGTCGCCGCGGACAGGACTTCGTTGGCAGCGTTCGGATCATCGATGATGATCACCTGACCGCCTTCGCCGGTCACCTTAGCCTCGACGGCGGTGATCATGCGCTCGCCCTTCTTATCGTTCGCGAATCGCGCCTTGGCGTTCTGATCGCCGACCAATTGGAACCGGTCGCCCCACATCTTTTGATACCACGGGCTCTCGATCAGGCGACGGCACTTGACACTGTCGCGCATGGCGAGCGAGAGCGCGTAGGATGCGTGCAAGATCGGCACCCCAGGGCCGCTGACGGGCGAGTTGTACCGCTGCGCCCAAATCCACGCGGGCAGACAGACGCTGGTGACGGTTGACTTGCCCATGCGCGGCGGGATGTTGATCACCAGCCGCTTGATCTCGCCGTCGACTACGGCCTCCAGGTGCTCGCAGATGGCCTCCAGGGGCCAGCCGGGCGTGAACGGAGATGGGTCGACCCAACGCCACGCGTACTGCAGGAACGTGTACAGGCTGTCTTCGCAGTCGGTGCGATCCAGGTCGGTCAGAAGCTGGTTACGGTCGATGTCGGCAAGGTCGAAGCTCACTGCCGCGTCAGCCCGTCGGTGTGCCTGCGTACGACGAACAGTTGCTTGGCTCCGACAAGCACGTTCGTCGCCTCATCGTCGGTCAAGCCGCTGCGGATCATTAGCTCGACGAGCAGCATGACGGACGAGTTGGTCGCCTCATCGTGACCGCCGCAAAGCTCCGTGTATTCATTCGCGTGAGACTCGCCCACCGGCAACTCTTTCCCCATCACTGCGTTGCGAGCGACCACGTCGGAACCTTGCCGGGCGACTGTACGATGAGCCCTTTGCGGCGCATCGCGGCGAGGATCGAGATGATCCACTCGTGGCCAACCCTGTCGGCGCGCGGACACTTCGCGGCGATCTGCTTCGCCGTCATGCCGGGAGTTTTCGTGAGCGCGATGATGATCCCGCCGCGCCAGCCGCGCCCTGTGAGCCTTGCGCGCGAGCGCGCCCGGGAGATTTCCCACTGCTTGTGCTCGGGGGCTTTGGGTTGCCACGTTTGTGGCAGAGGCGTAGCACCGCGGACGACGCCGACGTAGGCCGGGGGGATTTTCTGAACCTTGACCAGACCGAGTGCGATTGCTTCGTCAGTTGTCATGCGTCGTTAGCACCTGTAAAAAATATGAACACCAATCACTGCCGTCGGACGAAGCTTCTTTGCCCATGACGGGTACACGTCGACCCGATGGTAGCACGTCGCCCCATGAGTCGGATCAGGTATCTTTCCATCCAGAACCCAAGCCGACAAGTTCTTTGATGCCATACCAATTTGGTCATGGGGGACGACGTCGCTCTTGCCGTCGCAGTACCATGAGAACTGGCACACCCAGTGCCCTTTGGATGCCACCGTTACGGTGACCACAGGGGGAGCCCATACGCGCTGGTGGACGGCTGCACACAGATCGCGCGGCCAGCGCGGGTCGCCGGATGTCGCGCGGTTGATGGCGACCCAAGTAACGGCGACCATGCCCGCGGCGCCGTCGCTCCGGGCGTCGAAGTACGCGTTCTGCGATAGGCAGGCGACGAGCGCGGCGGTGGCCAGGATCATGGTTGCGGCTCCTGTGCTGCGATCATGGCGCGACGAAGTGCGGTGGCGGCTTCTCGCAGCAATCCATGCGTTTCTGTTTTTGTGCTTCCGCCCTGCGAAACCCAACGCGCGAGATTGTCCTCGATGCGCTTCACCAAATCCGCATTGTCCATCATCGCCCCAGGCGAGGGGGCGGGCTCGTAAGCATCGCAGCGACAATGCACAGGCGCGCCGTCAACGCAGTTTGGCAACTCACCGTAGGCGGCGATGGCGGCGCGTGCGTCACCCTCAAACCGTTCGCGCATTTCCGTTTTCATCAGCGCCAGCGGGTTCACGATGTATGGTGCGCCGTTGCGAGCACCAACCGCATTCGCCAGCGCCCGCGCCACCTTCTCCACCTGTTCGTTGCTCACGTTTCATCTCCTTCAATTCTCGCTCACGTCGTATTGCGTTGCACGATTTCACTTCCCGTTCTCCTTCCCTGCCGCGCGGATGGCGGCGCGGGTCAGTGCCTCCGACAGCTTCATCGCGACCTTCATCGGCCCTTTGCCGCCAACCTTGGCCCAATCACTCCCCATCTGACGCTCCTTTGAGTGCGCGGCGGATAACCCGTGCGGTTTCAAGTGGCACAAGCACAGCGATGAACTTTCCGCTTGGCGAAAGACCGCCCTCTCTAATATCGCCGTACAGCAACTCCAGCGCCTTCCTCGCCTCCCGCAGTTGGGAATTGGCGTCCAGCAACTTCGCGTACATGTCGTCTGCGGTTCCTTGGCACGCATCGCGTTCTTTGCGCGCCTCCCGCAGTTCTGCGATGAGGGCGAGCATGGTGGCGAGTTCGACAACGCTAACATTCGCGTGCGCCTCGGCTGCGTCCAAATCCACGCGGCTATCGGTCATCGCTCGGCCTACAGGCTCATGGCTGTAGTGACGGAGATCGACAACAGACCGTCATCCGAGATCGACAGCTTCGGCGTAACACCCTCGGCGCGCGCCATCTTGACCCATTCGTTCGCCAGCGCGATTAACTGTTTTCCGTCGGCGATGATGCCGGTGCCGCGTGCGGTCGGCGGCACGATGGGCGGCGGCGCGGGCGGCAGCGGCCGTGCAGGCGCGGCGACAGGCGACGCGAGGTAGCGACTGGCTACCGGCAGCACCGTGTTAATCCTTACGATAGTGGCTGGGTTGGCTATGTCGACGGCGTCGTGGGCGCCAGGGCGCCCCGGCCCATAGGCCCAAGCCACAGCCGCGTGGAGGCTGTCGTGGCTACGACCGGAGATGGGGTAGTTGCGCGGCAGTTTCATGTTGAGCCGCTTGGCCGACAGCCGGTACTGGGTGCCGCCGTCGCGCGGGCTCTTCGGGTGGGTGGACCCAACGCCGCCGTCGTGGCCCAAGACAACCATGATGCGACCATCGGGCTGGAACTCGGCGCGAACCGCGCGAAAAGAGCCGAACTCCGTCGGCACGACGAACGAAAGCTCGCCCTGCGAGGTACGGCCAATGCTGATTTTGACGTTTTTGCCAGAGGTGTTCACTTCGGTGTTCTCCATGTTCAATTTGCGTACGTCGTATTAAACGATCACGGGGTTCAGATCATTGCAAGCGCATTCCTCAGAACTTCGTTTACACGGTTCGTCCAGCCGTGACCGAAGGTTTCGTAGCCGACGATGGTCTTGAGCCGAGCCTTGCGGGCGGTAGCGTAGTCGTACAGCAGGCTGTTGGGCGTGATCGCGTCGATGACGTGCAGGGTTAGTGGCCCCATGCGCCCGTCTGCGCGGGTGCCAGCGGCCTCCTGGAGCGTCTTCACTGCGCTTTGGGGCCCGGAGTTCACCGCGAAGTCGAACACCGCGTAGTCGATCCCCTCGGGCAGCAGGTCGCACATGCACACGTTCCAGAACATGCTGCGATAGAGCGGCGCGACCTGCTCGGGCGTGAGCGAGCGGATTTCCTCGGTGGTGACTTCGCGCAGATCGCGCTTGGTGAACGCGGCCCAGGCGCGCTTCGTGACGCCGAGATTCGTGGCGCCGCCGGGGTCTTTGGGGTTGTCGACGAAACCGTCTTCGGTGTCGAGCAGAAGTGCGAGAGAGGTTTGGAAGCTGTCGATCAAGGCTTCACTCCGTGGATTGCGTCAAGCGCGCGCTCGGCTTGAGCCCGCGTGGTGACGATGCCTTCGCGCGCCTGCGTTGCAATCAGCGTCGAGATCATCATCTCGCGGCGCTTCTCTCGGTCGGCAAGCAGTGCTTTGATGTCGCAGCGCATCACGCCTCCATGCCCGGCAGAGCTTGGTTCGGCACGCAGTAGTAGACGATGTCTTTCGGCATCCAGGCGACGCGCTTGGCCGCTTCGGTTCGCTCTTCGGCGATGCGCTGGCAGTCGGTCATCGCCATCGGCGGCATCGAGTAGAGTTCGTTCACGGTGTAACCATCGGGCGAGGTGTAGGTCGCCGCGAGATAGAACAGCACGGTGAGCAGGAAATTCATCTCAGCCTCCGCACCTTCACGATCCATGACTTGGGCACAGTGATCACGTTGTTCACGTCGTCGCCGCCCCAAGTGCCAGCGACAATCATGCACGTATCATCATCGCGGATCAACTTGCCCGCGCTGCAGACGGCGACCGGCTCGGACTTCGCGGCCTCGGCATGGTTCTCCCAAGTATTCGACGCGTGTGCGTCGAGCCACTCACAGAGAACCAAGTCGCCTACTTTCGGGCGCGCAGCCATGTCAGGAAATCCGCTGCGGTTTCGACGTCGTGGATGACGGTGATCAGGCGCGGGTCGTCGTCGGCGAAGCGCGGGTCGATGATCGTGACCGACGTCGGAGTGATGTTGCCGTCCGGCAAACCAAGCTCGGTCGCGTACCGGTCGTGGAGCTTGTAGCCCGCGACGCGGATGGCGTGCGAGATCAAGCCCGTGGCCGGGTCTTTCAGGAACTGGTAACCGGACGTGTGCTTGTGGCCGCACGTCAGGATATGATCGCGCCAGCCCATCTGGACGGCCTTCGCCGGGCCGTGCGCGCTGTTCCACATCGAGTGGCCGGGGAAGTCATGGCGAGCGTTTACACGCACACCGTCTTTGCGGCCAGGGAATAGCAGGTTGAGGCGCGAGCCATGCGCTTCGTACGCGAGCCCCGCGTGAGACGCGATCCACTTGACCGGGTCGCCAGCGCCGGACCAGCAGTCGTGATTACCGGCGAGCAAGTACAGCCACTGGACGCTGCGCACCATCCACTCGACCAACACCCACGCTTCCGCGGCGCTCGTGCTGCTCTCGGAGTACAGACGCGCGAGGCGCCCGACCCAATTGTCGTGGAGGTCGCCGACGTTGGCGCCGAACATTCCCTCGGTGGCGTTGATGACTTGCATGTGGCGTTCGAGCTTGCCGAGATCGGTGCCCGGGTTGTCGACGTGCGGGTCGCCGAGGTGCGCGATGGCGATGGGCCCGTTGATCTTGATCTTGACCGGCACGAGGCGCCGGGCTTCGGACGCGGCGTGCTTGCGCTCGTATTCGTCCTTGCGCCGTACGATCAGGGCCTCGGCGGTCGGCAGTTCGCTCGGTAGCCGCGGTAACTCGAACGGCTTCGGCGTGGTCGGCGTGACCTTGATGGTCATCGACCAGTTGGGCTCAAGGCCGTAGTCGCGCTTGGCGACCTTTAGGTGGCTGCGCAGCGTGCTGTCGCTGATACCTAGCTGCCGCACTGCGGCGTTCATGGCCGACGGCCCCTGCCCCGTTGCGTCCGGACCCGCGTGGCCGTGAGCAAGGAGCGCGTTGAGTGTGTCGACGGCCTGCTCGGCCAGATGCCGAGCGAGCTTCCGCGCCACTATTTGGGCATCCGCGGGTGCTTGGCGCACCAGTCGGCCTCAGGGTCGACCTGAGGCCAGTATCCGTCACGCGTCGGTGGCAACGCGCGGCACTTACCACGCTCCGGGCTCGCCAACGTGCAGAAAATGCACGTCTTGCAGCGCGGCTTGTCATCCTGCTCGGGCACTAGACTTCTCCTTGACGCTGTTGCGGTAGTGAATGCTGACAGGAAAGTTGCGGTAGAGCAAGCGCAGGTGTCTGCACATGTGCACCGCGCGCCCGAGCGACGTGACGTCGAACTCGATGCGCTCGTCGCCTTGATGCTGGACGACGAAGAATTGTTGTGCTGCTGGCATCAGCTACTTCACCCCGAAGAGCAGCCAGCGCAGGCGCGTGAGCCAGCGGATGTTGGCCTGCACCATCAGGGCGGCGGAGATGAGCATCTCTGTGCCGTTGATCATCTCCCCCGCGGCGTGCGGATTGCCGAATGGGCAGACGATGATGAGGCAATCGAAGCCCTCGCCGCTCGCCTCCGCTGATAAAGAAGTCATGCTCCTGCACAGCGCGCTATCAACGAATTTCATTCAATTCAACTCCTGATTGATGCGGTGGAGCTTCTAACCTACCGCGTCTTCTCGTAGGTGCGCAAGGTGCCGAGGCCGAGCAGAGCGGACAGGAGCCCCATGATCTCTTCGCCGTTGAGCTTCGGCAGGATGGTCAGGTCGAACGGCTTGAGGCCGAGCCACGTTGCGCCGATCTGGACGAAGAACACGGTGAACGGCATGAACACCCATTGCCACGCGAGGCCGAAGCCGCAGACCCATCCAATGAACGGGCGCCAACCGGCCTGGAACCAGTTGCCGCTCTTCGCATCGGCGAGGTTGATCGCCGCCTGCGCGTCCTGCAGGTGCGCCTGCAGTTCATCTTGGAACTTCGCGTAGTCGCGCTTCTCGTCCGGCGTCTCGATGAACTTGTCGACCGTCGCGCTGATCGTGTCGACTACGCCGGATACCGCCGCGGCGGTCGCGTTGCCTACTGCTTTGTCAAGCCCGAACCATGCCATGGCGTTTACACCTCACTTGCTTCCGAAGATCGCATCGTACTCGGAACGGTGCTTGGCGTATACACCGGCCCAATGCGCTGCCCAGGATGGGTCGGTACGCAGTGACGTGGCCATTGCATTGATCGCCATCTCGGCGCCGGGGCGGTAGCGGCCACGGCGGTCGCTGTAGCCGATCCAGACGCCGCTGGCGCGCATCGAGAGGATGGAGCGCGAGTCGTATGCGCCGCGTGCCTGGAACGTCAGGAAGCCATCGCCTCGACCGGACAGGATGTCGAAGAACACCTCGCCAGTGCGCAGCGTGACGCGGTACGACCAGCCGACGCAGCGTTCGTTGCGGCGTCGCGTCACGGCATGATGATGGTTGGGCGCTTCGGCGCGACTACCGGCGCGAACTTGGCGCTCGGGCTATCAGTGCCGAGCACCTCGAGCCTGATCTGCGCGAGCAGGAACTCGACGGCCTCCTCGGGCATCTTCGCGACCCGCATCGCCTCGCCAAGCAGAGTCGCGACCGCGGGGATCACGACGCCCATGTCCTGCGCGCCACAGGCGCTGCGCAGCGTGGCGTTCAGAGTGCGCGCGGCGTTCATCGCTTCGCTCATCACGGTCATGGTCATGCCCGCATCCGCAATGAGTGCGATGGCACGCTTCTTGTCGATACCGGCACTCCCTCGAGGCGATGAACCGCTTGGCCAGTACGCGCTTCCATCTGTTCGCGGCGCCAGACGATGCAGGCCATGCGCGCGGCCTGTTCGAGCCACATGGCCTGAACGCGCGGGCGCATGCGCTCGTAGTTGCCGGTCTTCTCGTTGTACAGCGGCGGATACGACGCAAGCGTGACGTGCTGCTGCAGCGGCGTCATGCCGGGCTCGTGATTGCGGCTCGATGCCCTGTAGCGGAGATCGTTGGTGTTCATGCGCGCTCCAAGGTGATCGGGCCGAACTGAATGATAATGTTGGCGGTAATCTTGCTGACCCACCACCGTGGCCTAAGGTGCCACGCCAACAGATCGACGGTCAATGCCCACGGGCCAAACGTCAACTTCGGCGGCTTGCCCGACGCGGACGCGAGGCACGCCAGTGCGATGACAAGTTGCATCATGTGTAAACGCGCCTCCGGCGCATGCTGTTGTAGAAGCGGCGAACGTCTCTGCGAGTTAAGACCACGCCATCTTCGATGGCATACCGATAGAATGTCAAGATCATGGGCGACCCGCGCATGCGGAAGTCTTCGCAGTCGCGCGCGAAATCCTTACGTGTCTCGATATCGCCGCGGCGCAGAAGCTCTCGCTTGATGGCGGGCCAGTTCATGGCTTCCGCCTGCGCATCGGGGCGCGATTGATCTTGTAGGCGATCAGCAGATAGCCGACCGCGAAGACCGTCATGGCAGTGATCCAGATGATCGCAAGGACCGGGTGATAGTGTGCCGCCATCATCATCACACCCACTTGCGCACGTTCGACGCGACCGCGGCGCCGATGATGGTGCAGAACACGCCGCCCATGACGATGCCGAGCTTGAGGTATTCGCCGGTCAAGAGCCAGCCGACGGACCCGGCGGCGAGGAAGTGTAGCACCAGCTTCGCCTCGGGCCAGACGCCATGGCGCATGAAGAAGCGGATGACCGGGTTCAATTCGACGCGCCCCTCGGCGAGCGCGTGGTCAGTGGTCACGACGTCGAGCACGCCCAGGAGTATCATGAGCGCGGGCAGACCGTAGAGGACGAATTCGTTGTTGAGCATGGCGCTACTTCTTCTCCTTGTGCAGGAGACCGGCCCACCAGCCGTACGGGTCATTCACATCATCCACGAAGGCGCCGAAGATGATGATCGGCCACAAGAACGGCATGATGACGGAAACCACGAGCGCATTTCTGCGCGTGACCTTCTTGTCGATCACGACAGCGCCGATGGCCAGCGCGATGCCGATGGTCAGGTACACGCTGACGCAGATGATTGCGATGTTCACGCTAGTTCCACCGCGGCGCGATGAAGTCGGTCCAGATGCCGATCACGATGATCAGCGGCCAGACGGCGCAGCGGAGCGCGATCTTCCACAGCGGGCTCGGGAGCAGCATGCTGCGTCGATGCGGCGTGCACATCACGAAGATCGCGACAGCGACCGCGGTGTAGAGCGCGGCGCCGATAAGCAGGAAGTAATTCATGTTCGTTTCCCTTTCATTTGTCCCGGTGATGCGGGCCTCGCTAGTCTCGTAGCGAGCGGTCGATCAACTCGTCGGCACGTTCTTGGTCGAATCCCGCATCACCGTCCATCAAACATCCTCGCTGAAGAGCGGGATGTCAAGC